TCTGTAATAACCAAATATTCTTCGCTCGTTCCAAGACAATCAACAAGTATTAATCTATCTGAAATACCTAATTCTTTTACTGTTGTATGACCAACAACACATGTTATTCCATCAACCATATCACGCATAAGTGATAGTGGTCTTACCCATATAGGTGATTGTGTAATATCATCTCCAGACCTATCTAAATTATCACCAACAGTAAATTTAAATACTGATGGAGTATATTTGAATAAATCATTAATACTTGTTTCTAAGTCACTCATATTAACTTCATTGTCAGCACACCAAGTCATAGTTACCCCAGCATGTGAAAAGAAATACTTATCATGCTGATAACACATCTGTACTAACCCAGCTGATATGGCATCACCAATATGACCACCAATATCAATAGCGTAACCTGCTTGATATCCAGAGTATGTTTCACCAATACCTCTAATATAATGGAAATCATGATTTCCAAATAGTAAAACTACCTTATCTGGATATGATTTTTTAAAGGCTATAATATCTTTGAAATTTTCAATTTGTCTGTTACCACTGTAACTACCACCATGTGTGTCGAAATAATCACCGATAAAAATAATCTTATCTGCATCCATTTCTTTGGTTACAATGTCAGCCCAAATACTTCTTCCATGGGTATCACCCAATACTACTATTTTCATTCGTTTAAAATTTATTCCAAAAAGCCTCTAATGCTGCTTTTAATATTATTATAATTATAATAGCGCAAATTATTACGCCATATGCCATTCCACTTAAGGTAGATAAAATAATTGAATCCATTTTATTTTACTTCAGCCCATTCAGTTGTTGTTACAACAACTTGTTTCTTTTCAACCCTTGTTAATTCAGTTACATCTCTCCAATCAGTACCATATTCGGTATCACTTATATAGACATTGGTTTCCCAAAATCCAAATAATGGTTTTAAATCAATTTCTGGATGAAATTCAACATCATCTTCAATAATTTCAATTATTGATTTGGTGAAGAAATTAGAGCCACGTCTATGTTCTGAATAACTTTCTTCAATTATATTTTCTCTAAGAGTTTCAAATAATGTTGGATAATCTTTTCTAGTTAATTTTAATATCATATTATTTTTATTTTTAATTAAGTCTAAAACGTTTTAGATTTAATAATTTTTTCATTAAATTTTTTCCATCACAATGCATTACCCAACCATTATATGCTGAAAATGATTTTAAATTTCTTCGTTTAAACATCATTCTAGCAAAGCTCTTTTTGATTCCTTTTCTTAAGAAAACATGAGTATGAAAAAACACATAACCTACAAAATCAATTCCACGAGATTCAACAGGGAAAACTTGATAATTACCTTTAATTTCTAATTTTAAATTTATATCCAAATATTCTCTCATTTAAAATAATAATGAATGTAGATATTGTTTATCTCCAGATAAAATTACAATATCATCAGCATATCTAAAACAATATTTGACCTTTTTAACTTCCTTTAACCAATGGTCAAAATAGGTTAAATAAAAATTTGCAAAATATTGACTTAGATAATTCCCAATAGGAACACCTTCACTACTATCTATTATATCATCTAATAACCATAAAAGGTCATTATCTTTTATCTTACGTCTTAATAATTGTTTTAAAACGTTATGGTCAATACTTGGATAAAATTGTTTTATATCTAACTTTAAACAGAATGTTGTATTAGTAACATCTTGTAATGCTTTTTTTAGTGCATTTGCAGCACCATGTATTCCACGTCCTTTAATACAGCTATAAGTATTACTTGTAAATACTGACGTGAACATAGGTTCTAATTTATTCATAATAGCATGATGAACAATTCTATCAGGATAATATGGTAAACTAGAGATTAAACGTTCTTTTTTATCAAAAAGAATGAATTTTTGATAATCAGAAGTTGTAAATGTTTTATTAATTAATGATTCATGAAGTTTAAGAATATTTAAATCTTTTTCATCATCATGTAAAAGAACCCCTTTAGTGTTTTGTTTTCCCTTTCTAGCTTTTATATCTGCTAACTCCAAATTATCAATGGAACATACGTCATTAAAAATATTACCTATTCTCTTCATCCTTTGCTTTAATAGTTGCTTTCTCGTTAAATACTAACACCTAACTAAATAATGTATTTTTTTACCATGTTGGTAAGGTCTGTGCTGTTTAAATATTGTTAAGCAAGTTGCTGATGGAACATTCGTATTAGTATTGTAATTATTAGTATTCCAAAACGAAAAACCGCATCGGTCAGCACACAACCATTTATATTATGAATAGTAATCTTCGTATTCTTTTTTTGCTATATCGGCACAATGTTTTGCCAAATCAGCGTTTTTTAGACATAGGGCCGATGGAACATCCGTAAGAGTATTGCAATTAGTAGCAGCACGCCAAAACGAAAAACCGCCTTTCATTTTAAAATAGTTGAAATACTTATATTCGTTCTCATTTTCCCAATTGGGATACCAACCTTCATTTAATGCTCTTATAATTACTTTAAGTTTCTTATATCCTATTTCATCTTTAGTGTCATCTGATGAATAAACACTTTTTGAGTTAATAGATAAATGTTCACAAGCATCATAAAAATTTTTTATTTTATCTATAATACTTTTTGGTCGTTTAAAAAATTTATTTAATATTAATTTTTGTTTGTCGTCTGAAGCATTAAACATCTCATCAATTTCATTTTGAGACAATTCAATATCTATTTGAAATGGATTTCTGGATGCATAATTTTCCAATTTAATTTGCCAGCTAGTGCAAGCCACATTATGGATTTGTAATAAATTTTCTCTAGAAATTGTTTGTTTATTCATTTTATTTGTTTTTATTTTTACAAAGGTACACAGTATTTTTGATAAATGCAAATTTATGTTAATAAATCTTTATATAAATCACTAAATATAATACCACTATATATTGCTAAATCATTTGATTTGTATAAAAGGGCCGATGGAACAAACGTAGTAGTATAGTAAAAAGTATACCAAAACGAAAAACCTTCATTTTCAATTTTAAAATAAGGCATATATTTATATTCATTAGAATCATTCCAATTGGGATACCAGCCTTCATTCAATGCTTTTATTATAATGGTTAATTTATATTCACTTAAAAATCGTTTAGCGATTTTTAAATCGATATTAATAAATTGGGGGTAAATTATTGGAACCCCCAATTTATTACAAGCATCCTCATATGATTCAACTTTCAATGTTCTACCAAAAGCAATTATTGACGCTTCTTTTATTTTCTTAATTTCAGAATTTGATGTTATACCTAATATATTAGCTAATTCGTTTTCTCGATTATCAAAATTTAAATCATTAAATTTATCTAAAATTATTTTTACCCATACATTTATTGTATGGGATTTTGCGTAAAGGTTATTTTTAATTTTCATTATTATAAAATTATTTTAGTTAACATTAGTCTTTTTCTATAAACTAGTATATTTATCATGTATAAGACCTAAAATATGAAAGCTTTAACAAAATCTAAAAAATCAAATATCATTACAGATAAATTTATTAATTCTATAACAAAAGAAAGTAGCTATATATTAGGCCTTTTATGGGCTGATGGTCATATTGAACATGGAAAATACAAATATGTTGTAAATATTGAATGTTTAAGCGAAGATATGGATTATTTTATTCCAGTACTCGATAAGACTGGTGATTGGTTATATTATTATAGAGTTCGAAAAGGACGTAAACCAATCACTAAAGCTCATACATCAAATAAAGAATTAAATTTATATCTTGCAGATAAAGATTATAATAATAAATCATCTAAATCGCCAAAACAAATATTAGAAACCATACCTAACAATCTAAAACGATATTTTATATTAGGTGTTATTGATGGTGATGGATGTTTTTATTTCAATGAAAAACATGGTTTAAGACAATTTTCTATCACTGGTACTATAAACCAAGATTGGGAAGATTTTGAAAAAATTTTCAAAGAACTGGGTATAATCTATAAAATAAACAGGGTGTCGAATGTTAAATCTGGTTATTCTCAAATACGTATCCTTAATAAAACCAATATTTTAAAACTTGGTGGATATCTTTATTCAACAATACAAGTTGATAATATTGGTTTACCAAGAAAACATCAAAAATATTTAAATATCATCGATTAATATTAAGTGGTTTCACATTAAAATGTTTAGTCTCTTCATCAAGTTCAACTAATATTGGTTTATTTTGCATTTCGTATCTATGGTTGAGGACTGATGCATTAATGAACAAACCACCATCTGGAAACTTAACATGACCATACGCCTCATGTATATGACCAGCAACATGCATTTTCAAATTTTTTAATTCACTTATTTTTTTCAACAATTGAGGGCAACCAGTAACATCACCATTCATTGTCAAATCAAGATATCCTTTAACGGGTCCATGTGTTATAAGGATGTCAGTATCTAATGGAATCAAATCCCAATGTTTACCAATTTCTTCTTCAACTCTATTAAAAGCCCAATTATAAAACCATGGTTGAACTGGACTACCCCAAATCTTAATTCCATCTATTTCAATACCACTATCATTTAGATAGGTAATATTTGGACGAAGAGCTAACATTTCGGCAATCCTTTTTTCCTCACCTTTCATTTCAAAATAAAAATCATGGTTACCTGCTATTAGAATTTTATGTTTAAAATTCAATTCATTATACCAATCTAGAAAAGGCATTATTTCATTTTTAAATCCACGACCAGTCATATCACCAGCATGAATAATCATATCAATACTGCCATCAGCGTTCTCCAAATATTCATTGGGGATTTGCTTATGTTTGTTGTGTGTATCGCTAATACAGAGTATTTTCATATTATGAAAAATTTTCAGACTGAGAATAATCTACATTATCAACTTGTGTTGAATCTGATTGTGGTGTATCACTAAATTCACCAACAAATCCCATAACACCACCTTCAACTGGTTTGTCATTATCATTTAAAGCATCACCAATAATAGCACCCAACATATTTCCACCCATTGCTGTTCCCATAATGGATGAATCGGTAATATAACCCCACATAAGTGAATCAATAAAAGAATCGTCTCTATCTGGATATTGTTGTCTAAGTTGATTACGGCTTTCAGATTCACTGAAATTACCATATGTTGAATGAGCAGCAACTTTCTTAGCTGCTTTTACTTCACGTTGGTCGAAATATTTCTTAACATAAGTATCATCATCAGTGATGTATAATCCATTTTTATCTTTCTTGGTTATTTTTTTAGTTTCAGGAGTGAAATCTTGAATTCGTTTCAAGTATTGACGCTTGGCAACATCTCCATGCCATATGTGATATAAATCACCTTGAACATATCCTATTTTACCTTGAACTGCATTATAAAATTTAAGTGACCATTCATTAACAGCATCAATATCGTCAGTAAATGATTTGGTAATACATGAGTGACCAATTTGGCCAGCACCAGCATGTGCTATAATATGGTCAGCACCACCAATTAATGCTCGGTCATATAATGGAACTGCATCAAGTACTTCACGTCTAGCACCCCAAGCAAATCCTACATGTCCATGGGAATCATAATTAGTGTTACAAGAGTTACCTGCAACGTGATTTGCACCAAAACTTTTCCACATCTTAGGATGTCTAGTTTTAGGATTGGTTACGAATTCATATTCATGTGTAACATCAAAATGTGGTTCTGTTTGGTCTTGTTCCAAATGGATACAATAAGCGAATGGTTGGACCAAATTCTTTGTCTGAAGTTGTTTAACTCCATCAACCAACCAATTTTTATTTGAAAAAATGACATCAGTATCTAACCAAAAAATATATTTAAATTGTTTTGGTAAATTTGCTATGATGTTATTTAATAACGTTTCTTTATGCCAAAGAAGATTTTCGGTATAAATTGTTTTACGATTTTCAGGTTGAACTTCATCTGTAAGTTCTGGAGTGGTATCACCAATTACGCATTCAACAATGTGATGATTTAAATGCTTTATTGATTCATACCAAATTTGAAAAGCTTTTAACCTATAAGGGTTTTTTTGAGGATTAAAATAGCAAGCAATTATGATTGCTTCTGAATCAGTTTTGTATTTATCTTGATACAAAAAAGTGTTTTTAAATCTATCTACTAATTTCATGTTATTATTTTATTTTACAAAGGTACTGTTTTAATTATTAATAAGCAAATTTATTCTTACAAATTTAAATTTTCATCTTCCCAAATTCTAAACATAGGTATGTTTTCAGGTTTAAATGCTGAATTTTTTTTAACATATCGTTCAGAAGCTTCAATGATTTCATTCTCATACCATTCTTGATATATCCCTTCTATATGGGTAAACTGATAATCATTTTCTGATTTAAAATAATGTCTAAGTGAATCAGCATAAAACGGCCCATGTCCAACCCATGTAACTATCCAATCATACTTACCCATAGTTATTACTAATTGACTTAATAAATCTTTTAACTTCCCACCAAGAATATTATCAAAATACCATTTGTTTAGATATTTAACCGAATAATCATACTGATGTGATGTTTCATTTATATAAACAAATTGAAATTTGTCTACCAGATGACTACTACTAATAATTGGTGTTTTAAAATCATTAATATATTCATCCATTTTTGGAATTAATGCATACTGACTATAATAATCATTAAAATTTGAATAAACTATTAGTTTATGCATTATAGAATCTTTAATATATAATTTATCTAAATCTGACAATAATGCTTTACTAGATTTTTTTAAATCTAACGTTTTAAACGTATCTAATAACTTTGGTTTTAATACAATATCAGAATAATATTCATTAAAAACATTACTAATAAATCTAGACGTAAATCTAATATCAGTTTTAAAACATTTTGTGATTTCTTCGAGTAATATAATACTACCTTTAGAATATTCCATGTTTTGTAAAAAACTATTAATATCTCTACTGATTATATGTTTTTTATCATATAACCATTCATTATAAATACTAATCGATGAGACTCCAGAATCAGTTGTATATGAACCAAGTATTGATACAAAAATTGAGACAAATGATTTTGTATCATGTGTTTTACCAAGTTGTATATCTTTAATCACATAATTAGAATCATTAGTTGAGACTTCATAATATCGTTCTAACGTTGAAATGATTATTTCTTTATCAGTCATAAATTTATTTTAATTCACAATTAATAAGTGTTTTTTCATGAAAATCCAAAGGAGTATATTCAACAAAACCTTCTGCTTGATATAACCACATTGATTTTAATTGAGATGCTAAAATAAGTTTAGAACATTGCCAACAACTAGGTTTTTCACTTGTTACAGCTTGTCCATCAACTATTTTAACATGAATCATTTCACATTCTCTAATTGTATCAATATCATATAGTGTTAACGCTTTAATTAAAGCTGCTTGTTCAGCATGAATTGCTGTCTTAGCACAATTAGCCCTACATGTTTCACTACTATCACAAACATAAGGTCTTGGTGGTGCATTCCAACCTGAAGACATTAATCCTTTTTCTCTATGCCAAATAACAACACCTCGTTGTGATTTACACTTACTTTCTTTAGCGTATTCAACTGCATGTGTTAACGCCCATTTCTCGTCATACATATTACAAACGTATTAGTGTTAAATTGATATTTTTCTTTTCAACATCAACAGATTTTACAACAATATTTACTTCATCACCCAATCTAATCTTTTCACCAGAATTAAATCCAACTACACAATGATTAGCCGTATCAGCAGTAAATGTATCACCACCGATTTCAGATAAACGAATTAACCCTTCACAACGAGTTTCTTGGATTTCAACAAAGATTCCATATTCAGCAACTGATGTTACCATACCTTTATAAACCTTACCAACACGGTCTGCCATATAAATACATTGCATGTATTTGATACTATCTCTTTCAGCTTTTTGAGCTTTCTTTTCTCTTTCAGATAAATGTAAACACTTAGCTTCAAGCTTCTCTAATTTAGGTACTGATTTAGATTCTAAATAACGACCAAGAAGTCTATGTACAATTACATCTGGATAACGTCTAATAGGACTTGTAAAATGAGCATAGTCTTTGAACCCAAGACCATAGTGACCTATGTTCTTAGTCATATAATTGGCTTTTTGCATTGTTCTAACAACAAGGTTTTCAATCATATTTGCTTCAGCTTTACCTTTAACGTCTTCAAGTAATTGATTAAGAGTACGAGTTATTTCAACTGGGTCATCGGTTCTAATTTCATACCCAAATTGCTTGATGAATTCTTTTAAGTTTGCTAATTTTTCTTCATTAGGTCTATCATGTGCACGGTTAACCATTGGTAACCCTTTAGAATTAGCATAATTAGCGACATGTCTGTTAGCTAGAAGCATGAATTCTTCAATTAACTTATTAGAATCTTTACCAACCTTGAAGATGATATCAACAGGTTTGTTATTTTCATCTAATTTGAATCTGACTTCTTGTTTATCAAAAGAAATACTACCTCTTGTTAAACGTTGTTTACGCATTTTCTTAGCTATTTTATCTAAATCACGTACTGCTTGTGCACATCTGTTTACATTAGTTATTTCCTCTGAATCAGAAGAACCAATTCCTTCTGGCTTATAAACCAAGTTCTTATCTTCAATGTATGTTTGAGCTTCTTCATATGAAAATCTATGATTAGAATTAATTACAGTTCTTCCAAACCATTCTTCAAGCACAGACCCATTTTGGTCCAATTTAAACACTACTGAGAAACAAAGCTTATCTTCGTTAGGTCTAAGTGAACAAAGTCCATTAGAAAGCCTCTCTGGAAGCATAGGTACACATCTATCTACTAAGTAAACTGATGTTCCTCTAGCAAATGCTTCTTTATCCAATTCAGTATCTGGGCGTAAGTAGTGACTTACATCTGCAATATGAACTCCTACATATAATTGTCCATTAAGCCATTCAACGCTAAGTGCATCATCAAAATCCTTTGCATCAGCTGGGTCAATTGTGAACGTAAGTACATTACGCATGTCTCTACGCTTATCAATTTCTGTTTGTGTTATTTCGGTTGATATAGCTTCTGATTCAGCAATAACATCTTCGTTAAAGTCATATGGTAATCCATATTCTTCAAGGATGCTATGAATTTCTGTCTCATGTTCACCAGCATCACCAAGGATTCTAATTATCTCACCATTAGGATTCTTCGCATCGTCCTTCCATTCTGTTATCTTAGCAACAACCTTTTGTCCATCTTTAGCGCCAAGTGTTTTAGATAATGGAATAAACAAATCTATTGGCATCTTGTTACTATCTGGAACAAAAAAAGCATAACGTGGACTTACTTGAAGAACACCTACGAATTCTTCTTTAAATCTGTTAACTATTTCAATTACTTCACCTTCAAGTGCTCGTCCGTTGCCTGGGATGACCTTAATCTTAACTGTATCTAAGTGAAGTGATTTATTTGTATTGTTTTTACTTATGTAAATGTCTTTTGGTAAATCATTGCTTACCAAGTATGCTGTTCCACTAGCATTCATGCTAATTTTTCCTTCTAGAATATCTCCTATGTTTATCATATTTTTATTTTAATTCAATTGTATTATTTTCTACTTCACATGATATTATTATACCATTTTTATTATAACCCCAAGAACGACCTATGTTTATTGGACCATCTGTTGTGTTCTCATTTGTATTTATTGAAATTGTAATTTCATCTTTAATTTTTAAACCTTTTTCGGTTAACAATTTTAAAACTATTTCTTTTAAATCAGTTTCATCTAATTCAAAATATTGCTCTAATTTCATATATTTTTATTTTAATTTATTTGGGTATTTCATTTTTAATTTTTCTAATTTTTTAACTAAAATCTTAGCTATCAGATAATCTCGATACCATTTATTATCTGCTGGGATTATATTCCATTTATAAATTGAATGGATGAAAATATTTTCATAAACATTCATATATTTTTTCCATAATTTAGATTCAGATAAATCATTAGAATCGTATTTCCATTTTTTTTCTACTGAAGTAGTTCGTTCTTTGAATCTAATCGTTTGTTCTTCTTTTGAAATATGAAGATAAAATTTTATAACATGTGTGTTATTATCTTCAAGTAT